GGTCGAGCCGGATGGCTGGTTTGGCGGTGCCACCGAGCAGGCCGTGCTCGCCTTCCAACGCGACCACCTGATTGTCGCCATCGGGCAGGCAGGGCCCCGCACCCTGGCCGCCCTGCGCGGGGCCGCCATCGGCAATCAGCTCACCCTCACCGATCTGCAGCACGCCGCTGAACGGCTCGGCGTCGAGCTAGCCAAACTCGCCGCCTTCGCCCAGGTCGAGGCCGCCGGCGAAGGGTTCGACGACTGCCAGCGCCCGCGCCTGCTGTTCGAGCGCCATGTGTTCTTCAAGCAACTGGTCAAACACCAGGGGGAAGCCGAAGCCAACCGCATGGCTGGCCTGTATCCGGCCCTGTGCAACACCAAGCGCGGCGGCTACCAGGGCGGCCCGGCCGAATGGGCCCGCCTGCAAACCGCCATGACCTTGCACCGCGCCGCCGCCATCGAGTCGGCCAGTTGGGGGATGTTCCAGGTGATGGGCTTCCATTGGCCCGCGCTGGGCTACGCCTCGGCAGACGACTGGCTGGCCGCCATGCAGCGCAGTGAAACGGAACACCTACGCGCCGTGGTCGGCTTTATCGAGCAGGACCCGGTGCTGCACAAGGCGCTCAAGGCGGGCAAGTGGGCCGACGTGGCCCGCCGCTACAACGGCCCCGCCTACAAAGAAAACCGCTACGACACCAAGCTGGCCGAGGCATACGACCACTTTACCAAGGTCTATCCGGTGAAGGAGGTGGCAGATGCCTCGGCCTAAGTGCGGTCACTTGGTAGGGAAAACCTGCACCAAGCTGGATGCGAAGTGTCTGGAATTGCGCTGGCTTGGTGGCTGCATGGTCTGCCCGTTCAGAGGATGTAACCAGAATAAGCCACAGCCCACCCCACAACCGAGGAAACCGTAATGGCATTACTACGCTCCCCCCTCACCTGGTTGCTGCTGGCCCTGACCGTCGCCCTGGGCGGTTGGGGCTGGTCTGCCACCTCAGCCGCCACGGCCAAAGGCCAGGTCACCACCCTGCAAAGCGACCTCAAGGCCGCCAGCGACAGGGCCAAAGAAGCAGAGCGGCGGGAACAGCTCAAAGATACCGCCATCACCACCCTCACCACCGAACTGACGGCCCGTGACGAGGCCACCCAGCAGCTGCAGGGCCAGCTCGACCAGCTGGCCCTGACCGCCGCCACCCGCGCCGATACCATCAAGAGGCTCAAACGTGAAAATGCAGAACTCAAGGACTGGGCAGCTCGCCCTCTGCCTGCTGCTGTTGTCGGGCTGCTCCAGCGCCCCGCCCTCACCGGCGCCGCAGATTATCAGGCTCACCTGTCCCGCCCCGGCACCCTGCCAGCTACCGCTGGCGGGCCCGGTCAATAACGGCGACCTGCTCGACATGCTGACCGCCACCGAATCCGCCTGGGCCACCTGCGCCGCCCGGGTCGATGCCGTGATCCAGTGCCACCGGAGGAACCATGCTCAAACCAGCCGCCATCCGTGACGTGATTGCCCGCTGCGTACCGCAACTGGCGCAGAATCCCGAAGGGCTGATCCTCACCGTGGGCGATGGCCGCATCGTCGCCACCGGCGCCCGTTCCCTCTCGTTCGAGTGGCAATACCCGCTTTCCATCGGCGTCATCGACTTTGCCGGCCACCCGGATCAGCTGGTCGTGCCGCTGCTGGCCTGGCTGCGCCAACACCAGCCAGAGCTGTTCACCAACGCGGAGAAGCGTGAGGATGCCATCAAGGTCGAGTCGGAGCTGCTGGCCGGGGATCTCTACGACCTGCTGATCACCGTCCAGCTCACCGAACGGGTTATCGTCACCAAAACGGAAGAGGGGATCGGCTGGGAGCACGTACCGGAGCCGCCAGAAGACCCCTACGACGGCATCACCTGGGAACTCTTTATCAACGGGGAGCATCAGCCATGGCCGCCGACGCCCTCCAGCAACTAGGCCAGCAAGCCGCCGCCCTGCTGGGCCAGCTCTCCGCCAGCGAACGGCGCAAGCTGGCCGCCGACCTTGCCCGCACCATGCGGGCCACCCAATCAGAACGGATCCGCGCCAACAAACAGCCGGATGGCTCCGCCATGACCCCGCGCAAGCCACAGCCCAAGCTGCGCGGCCGCAAAGGCGCCACCCGCCGCAGGATGTTCACCAAGCTGGTCAAGCCGGCATGGCTCAAGGCCACCGCCACCGCCAGCGAGGCCACCGTGGCATTCACCGGCAGCGCCAACCGGCTCGCCACGGTTCACCACTTCGGCCTGCGCGACAAAATCAGGGGCAAAACCGTGCAATACCCGGAACGCCAGCTGATCGGCATCACCGACGCCGACATCGACCGCATTGAAGACGCCCTGTTCAAACACCTCACCGCCTCGTTGTAAAACCGCCGTTTACAACGCCAGCCGATAGCAAAGGGGGGCTGTGCCAAAACACACTCCCCCACATGAGCGCAAACCTGATCGACCTACTCCGCAAAATCGACGACCTGATCCGCATCGGCACCGTGACCGAGGTGCGATCCGGTGAATGCCGCGTCGACACCAAGGGCAACCACACCAACTGGCGCCCCTATCTGGTGCTGCGCGCCGGTCGCACCCGCCGCCGCATGCGCCCGAGCGTCGGCGAACAGGTGATCCTGCTTAGCCTGAGCGGTGACCTGCGCAACGCCTTTGTGTTGGCAGGCATCTACCAGGACGCGCACCCCGAGCCACTGGCCGACGACGACAACGGCGACCTCGACCGCATCGAATACCCGGATGGCGCAGTCATCGAGTACAACCCTGCCACCGGGGCGCTCAATGCCAGCGGCATCAAGAGCGCCACGCTCTCGGCCTCCGTCACCGTCAAACTGATCACCCCCCTGGTGGAATGCACCCAGGCGCTCAAGGTCGGGAGCACCATCACCGCCGGCGGCAAGATCACCGCCCCCACCGCCACCATTGGCGGCATCGAAGTGACCACCCACAGGCATGGCAACGTCAGCGCCGGCAGCGGCACCTCCGGAGGCCCGCAATGAACTGGCAGGGCATGAATGCCGAAAACGGCCACGCCATCAGCGAGACCGCTCACATTCTGCAATCGGTGCGTGACATCCTCACCACCCCCATCGGCACCCGCGTCATGCGACGCACTTACGGCAGTGAGATATTCAGCCTCATCGATCAGCCGCAGCACGGAGCCACCCGTCTGCGGCTGATGGCCGCCACCGTGCACGCCCTCACCCTCTGGGAGCCGCGCATCCGCATCACCAAAGTCGAGATCGGCGCACCTGAGCTGGGCGGCGGCTGCGCCGTCACCCTCACCTGGCGACGCGCCGACAACGGCCTGCTCGAATCCGGCACCGTCCAGCTACCGACCGGAGCAACCTCATGACCATCAATATGTCAGCCCTGCCGGCGCCGCAAGCGGTGGAAGAACTCGACTTCGAAACCATCTTTGCCGAGCAAAAAGTGTGGGTGATTAACCAGTGGCCGCACCTCGCCCCTGCGCTCGAACTCGAATCCGAACCGCTGACAGTACTGCTGCAAGCCTGGTCATATCGCGAACTGATATGGCGCGCCCGCCTCAACGACGCCCTGAAAGCCAGCATGCTGGCATGGGCACAAGGGGATGATCTCCTTAACCTCGCCGCCTTCTTTGACCTTGAAAAAGCAGAAGGTGAAACGGATGACCAGTTGCGTGCACGTTGCACCCTCTCTCTGCGTGCACTATCCACAGCGGGGCCTGAGGATTCATACCGCTATCACGCCATCGCCACCGATCCGGCTGCCATCAAAGATGCCGACGCCCACAACGGTGGGGCGGGTGTCGTGAATGTAGCCGTGCTGGCCCGTGCCGGTAATGGCACCCCATCGGCAGCGCTGTTGGCCAAAGTGCGGACCAGACTCAACCACAAAACAATCCGCCCGCTAACCGACACCGTCAACGTTATCCCGGCGCACATTGTGCCAGTGGTTATCGACTATCAAATCATCCTGCCGGGTCTACCTGACGACGAACACAGCCTGAACGTCGCCCGCCAGCGGCTGGCAGACTACTGCGCAACCACCAATATCATTGGCGGCACCATCACCATCGCAGACATCTACGCCAGCCTGAAAAACGCCGGGATCAGCAACGTCATCCTGCGCAGCCCGACCGCCGACATCACCACCGACCGCGAATCGGCCCCCTATGTCAGCAGCATCCGCGAAGAGGTGACCTATGCCTAACCTGCTGCCCCCCTCTGCGACCGAGCTATCGCGCACCCTCGACCAACTGGCAGAACAGCGGCTGGATCAACCGCTGCCGCACCGCCATAGCTGGAACCCGTGGCACTGCCGTGCCGATCTGCTCGGCTCGCTGGCATGGGGATTGGGAGTCGATAACTGGGATAACCTGGTGACCGAGCAGGCGCGCCGCCAAGCCTGCGCCGATGCCATCCAGATCCACCGCCTGCGCGGCACCGTCGACAGCGTCGAGCGCGCCATCCTCCACGCCGGCTATGAAGACATCACACTCGAAGAGGGATTGCCGCCGGTCACGCGCAACGGTCAGCAGTTGCGCAACGGCCACGAACTATATGGCTCTGGCGGCCGCTGGGCCATGTACCGCGCCAACGTCAACGTGGGCGACCACGGCACCATCAGCGCGGCAGGCAACCGCCGCTTGCGCCGCATCCTGGAAAAAACCGCCCCCGCCCGCTGCCAACTGGTCGGCCTGCGCTTTAGCGATGACACCAGCGATCGTATCACCACCGTAGAACGGGTCACCGAACAGGCCGCCATCACCAGCGGCGAAGTGCTGCCGTGGGGTCGCCGCCGTGACGGCGCCATCAATCGCGATCAAGCCATCATCTTGCGCCATCAGGGTTCTATCGCCCGCGCTGGCACCCAGCGCCGCAATGGTGGCCTCATCACCGGTGAGACCCGCGCCAACCAGTGGGATGCCCTCAGCCTGACCATGGGCGTCAGCCATCAAGACACTTGCCGGGTCTCCCCGCTGCGCACCGGCACCCATCACCGCTACGGCCTGCTCCGTGGCGCAGGGAGCCAAGTGGCTGATGATGGCCTGCTGTCGCTCGCCTTCACTCGCACTCTGCGCCGCCATGGCCGGGCGCGCCACCGCTGCACCACCCACAACGGCCAGCTGCTGCGCGCGGGTGCGCATCGCCACCACCCCGGCGTCACTCGCAGCGGGCCGACCACTCACAACGAGGTAACCCCGTGATAATCAACGACCAAATCACCCTGCGCGGCCAGCTGAGCATCACCCTGCACCGCGCCGGGCAGCAGCCGCAGACCATCACCGAGCACAACATGATCATGACGTCAGCCAAAAGCGCGCTGGCGCGCCTGATTGCGGGCCAGGGCAGCGGCAAAAACATCAACCGCATCGCCTTTGGCACCAATGGCGTGGGCCCTACGCCCAACGACCAAGCCATAAGCGAGGCATACACCAAGGCCGTCAGCGCCATCACCTTCCCCACAGAAGGGCAAGCGCGCTTTGCCTTCACCTTGAGCGAGAGCGAAGCCAACGGGCTCAACATCCGCGAACTGGGCCTGCTCTGCGCCGACGGCACGCTGTTTGCGCGCAAAGTTCGCGGGCTGATTGAAAAAACCAGCGACCTATCGATCACCGGGTCATGGACCATCATTTTTTAAGGAGCCATCATGGCAAACTTGCAAGAAACCGACGTGTGGGTTGATGGCATCTATCAACTCGAAACTACCGACCCAGTGATGGGCGGCCCGGACGGCATTGACAACGTCCAGGCTAAGCAGCTGGGCAGCCGAACCAAGTACCTCAAGAAAGGGCAGGATGCGCTCAAGGAGCGCGTCGATGGGCTGGAGCAGACAACTGACCAGTCGCTGATGGCCGCGATGGGGCAAGAGATTGTGCGCGGCATGGAGCGCACTGAGCTCGCATTCAAAGAGCTGGATAAAATTGCGCGATACCGCAACCAGGCGGGGCAGCTGACGCTCATCAATCGCGGCACCCGCAAAGGCTGCGCCGCAAGCAAGTCAACCACCGCCACTCGCAACCTGAGCTTTGCCGCTGGCGAGCTGTTCGCCAACGGGCGAGTTTATGCCATGCCGGAGCGCCTCAACGCCGCCGCCGTCCCCAGCAACAACGGGCTGACCCCGGCCAGCTGTGTCGCTTACGCCCGCATCACCGCGACCGCCATTGAGCTGGATGTATCCAGCCTAGGCGCAGACGCCCCGGCCGATGCCATCCCGCTCTATCGCATCACAGTGCCGGCGGGCAACAACTCGGGGTCAGACCAATACCTGGCCGCCGTCACGCTGACCGACGTGCGCCGCGTCGAGCCTGATTTCCCGATTGCCATGGGCAGCCCACCCGCAGCGCTCATCGCCTGGCCGTTTGCCTACCCGGTCGGCAACGTCAGCTGGCGTTTGCAGTTGGATCTGGTCTCATGCGTCGGCAGCGCCAGCGCAGCAGACGTCATCGTCACCGAGCGCGCCAGCAACGGCGCAAGACTGACATTAGCCACCGCCGCCGACGACGTCGTCATTAACTATCAGCTAACCCACCACGGAGTGTAACCATGCAAATCATCTTGCTGGGACAAGGGCCCCACCACGATTTCGCCATCAGCGGCCCAGTAGTAACGCTGGGGGATGTGCGCATCGACTGCGCCGCCGAACAGCTCGCCGAAACCGCCACCCTGAGCGTCTTCAGCACCGAGCAGGGCATGAGTCTGCAGGGGCCGGGCGCGTTCGCCGCGACCGTCGCCATTCCGCCGCGCAAATACCCGCAGCCAGAACTGACTGCCGAACAGCTGCCAGAAAGCGGCGAGCAACACACCGCGCCAGAACCACTGCCGCTCGACCCCGACACCATCACCCTCACCCTCTGGCCAAAATAAGGAGCCATCACATGATCTTCATCAAAGACAGCCTGCGCGCAGCTGTGGAAGCCGCATCCGGCGGCACCGTCACTGTGCTCTACACCGCCAAGGGCCAGCCGACCTACATGCATGTCA